CGCAGCAGATATTGATAACCTTAAAAAAGGGTTAAACGATGCTGAAAAGGTAGTTAATAAATCTGCCGATCAAATTGCTGATTTTGGCAAAAAGGCTGCATTGGCATTTGCTGCTGTTGGTGCTGCTGCTGGTGCGTTTGCCATATCTGCTGCAAGAGCTGCTGCCGAGGATGAATCAGCACGCAAAAAACTTGAACAAACTATTCGATCAAACACCAAGGCAACTGAGGATCAGATTGCAGCGATCGACACATACATTACAAAACAATCAATTGCGACTGCTACCACCGATGATGTTTTAAGACCAGCGTTAAGCCGTTTAATCAGATCCACCAATGACATTACTAAAGCGCAGGAATTGCTCAATCTTGCTCAAGAAATATCAGTTGCCACAGGTAAGCCATTAGAGGCAGTCAGTAATGCCTTGGGTCGGGCTTATGATGGCAATACCACAGCCTTAGGCAAACTTGGTTTAGGTATTGATTCAGCTACTCTTAAAACTAAATCATTTGATGAAATCACAAAAGAGTTAGGCAAGACATATAACGGATTTATTGCCAATGAAGCAACCAACGCTGAATTTAAGTTCAAGCAATTAACCATTGCCCTAAACGAAACTAAAGAGCAAATTGGCGTGGCTTTATTGCCTATTGTTAAAGAATTTGCAGATTACTTACTTGCCACAGTTGTTCCCAATGTTCAAGCATTGGCTGCTGGACTAACTGGAACTGATAGCGTATCTGCCGGCATTACCGAAGCAACTCAAGGTGCTTATGAGTTTGGGCAGCAACTCAAATCAACTATATCTTTTGTAATCAGCATCAAAGATGAACTGCTAATTCTTGGAGGCATCATTGCCACAGTTTTTGTGGTCAATAAGATTCTTGCATTTGTTGCAGCAGTTCAGACATTAGTTGCAGCCATGGTTGCCCTACGCAACGCAGCAGCAGCGGCATCAGTTGCCACAGCGTTTGCAACAGGCGGAACTTCATTATTAGTTGGTGGCGCAGCAGCAGCTGTTGGTCTTGGTTCAGTAGCCATTGCAACAGGTGAAACTCCTAAGTTTGCAGGTGGCGCAGCATCAGGTAAAGGTGCTCCCGGACAAACAATTATCAATAACAACATTCAAGTTCAATCAGTTGATCCCGAAGGATCTGCTAGAGCTGTTGCCAAGGTCTTAAATGAAAGTGCATCAAGATCAGTTCCACAGCTTTACAACAGCGGGATTACTAGGGCTCGATAATGACAGTTTGGACACCAGACTGGAAACTGACTATTGCAGGAACTGATTACACAGACATTGCAATTTCAGATATAACTCATCAATCAGGTCGAAGCGATATTTACTCTCAGCCAAACCCATCTTATTTACAAATTGTTTTAGTTGCTTTATCTGGTCAAACATTGCCTTTTGCTATTAATGACAGTTTGAGTTTGCAAGTCAAGAATAGTTCTGGATCTTATGTCAATTTGTTTGGTGGAGATATAACTGACATTACTGTTGAGGTTGGTGCAACTGGGTCAGTAGCGACTGTAGTTAATTACACCATTCTAGCAATGGGATCTTTAGTTAAACTTGCCAAAGAAATCTACAACGGCACAATCTCACAGGATGAGGATGGAAACCAAATTTATGACTTGCTTTCAAGTGTATTGCTTGGATCTTGGGATGATGTTCCATCAGCTACAACTTGGGCAACTTATGATGCAACGACTACTTGGGCAAATGCTGAAAATCAAGGATTAGGCGAGATAGATCAACCTGGTCTTTACACAATGGAAAACAGAGCAGCTGAACCCGATACCATTTACAACATTGCAAGTTTTATTGCTGACAGCGCATTTGGTTATTTGTATGAGTCATCTAATGGAGATATTGGCTACGCTGATGCCGACCACAGACAGACTTACCTTTTAGCCAATGGTTATGTTGATCTAGATGCGAACCATGCTTTAGGTCAAGGATTATCGACAATTACCAGATCAGCCGATATTCGCAATGATATTTATATCAATTACGGCAATAACTTTGGATCACAGAAAACAGCAACAAGCGCAGAATCTATTGCTTTATATGGCTACAAAGCCGAAACTATAAATTCACTTTTACATTCAGCAACCGATGCTCAAGCTGTGGCAGATCGATACATTGCCCAGCGAGCCTTCCCGTTAGCAGCTTTACAATCCATCACCTTTCCAATCACCAATCCTGAAATTGATGATTCTGATAGAGATAACCTTTTAACTGTATTTATGGGTCAGCCTTTGAATATCCAAAACCTACCTACTCAGATTTCCCTAGGGGCATTTGAAGGATATGTTGAGGGTTGGTCTTGGCGCACTCGCTTTAATGAATTATTCCTGACAATCAATCTTTCGCCTGTGGCGTTTAGTCAGGTGGCTATGCGTTGGAATACAGTTCCAATTGGTGAGGCTTGGAACACTTTAAACAATACTTTGACATGGGAATACGCTACAATCGTAGCCTGATAATAGGAGAAAAATGGCAACCACTACTAACTACGGCTGGACAACACCAGATGATACAGCTCTGGTCAAAGATGGCGCAGCTGCTATTCGCACGCTCGGAACATCTGTTGATACAACAACCAAGAACTTAAATCCTGAAACAACTTTAGGAGATATTTCTTATCGATCATCAACTGCAAATGTAAATACAAGATTACCTTTAGGAACTGCTGGTCAAGTATTAAAAGTCAATTCGGGTGCAACTGCCCCTGAGTGGTCAAGTGATAACGCTGGTATGACAAACCCAATGACAACAACAGGCGACACAATTTATTCATCAAGTGGTTCAACACCTGCAAGACTTGCAATTGGATCAACTGGAAATGTTTTAACTGTTGCTGGTGGCGTTCCAACTTGGGCTGCACCTGCTGCTGGTGGAATGACTCTAATTTCAACTGCAACTCCTAGTGGTGCAACAACAGTAAGTTTTACATCTATTGCGACTACCTATAAGGAATTATTGTTAGTGTGGTCTGATTGTCAAAGCAGCACTTTTTCAACTTATTGGAGTATGACTCTAAATAATGATACTAATGGCAACTATTATGGAAGGGGAATCGGTAATGGTGCTGGTGGTGGTTTAGAAACTACCAATTTTAATGGTCATACCGCTTTTGGTAATGCTGCCAATAACGCAATAATTGGATATACAGGCTCAGGTTCAATTCAAGCGGCACATGGATATTGCCGTATATTTAATGCTAATGAAGCAGCTTTTCATACTGTTTCATATACAGGCTCAGGTAGAGGTGCAGATAGTCCAATCATAATAAATGGTTTATATGCTGATGCTACTGCTATTACAAGAATAGATTTAATAAGAAGTTCATCACAAACACTTACTGGCACTATTAGATTGTATGGGTTATCATAATGAAATATGAAATAGATACTACTACAAATGAAATCATTGTAAGAGAAATGACTAAACAAGAAACAGATCAAGATTTGAAATATCAAAAATTATGTTCTAATAATATGAATAAAATTATAAAAGAAGCTGAAGCAAAAGTAGCAGCACGCCAAGCCATTGCTGAACGCCTAGGTTTGACAGCTGATGAACTTGAAGTTTTGCTTGGCTAATGAAACCTTGGCTATCAAAATCTGCTGTTCAATTTAGAGAGCAAGTAGATGATTCCTTCCCCGACAGGGATCGCAAAAGTGATGGATGGCTTGCTTCTTTGGAGCATAGAATGCGATCAGCAAAATCCGATCACAACCCCGACCCTAAATCAGCCTGCGTTAGAGCATTGGACATTACTGCTCGGCTATCTGACGACAAGCGGATTCCAGCATATCTGGCAGATCAAATTAGATTATTCGGGAAACATAATGGGCGCATCAGTTATGTAATTTTTGATGGTCGAATTGCCTCTCCTATTCTTGGATGGCGTTGGCGTAAATATAATGGGGCATCAAAGCACACGCATCATTTGCATATCAGTTTTAAATCAGATCAAGATACCAATTCAGATTTCTTTAATATCCCACTACTAGGAGGCAACGCATGAAACTGACCAACAAACATAAGGCTGCAATCAAGTCATATCTAAGAGCTGTGGCTGCCTCCGGCATAACAGTTGCATTGGCAATTGTTGCTGATATTCGACCAGAGTTAGCAGTATTGGCTGGAGCATTAGTTGCACCATTAGCCAAGGCATTAGATCCAAAATCAGGGAGCGAAGCTGATTATGGACTTAATGCGAAATGAGCCCAAACGAATTAGTCGCCTTTGGCGTTGGCGTATCCGCAATCGCAACCAGTTTGTTGCTGGGTCTGCGCTGGGTTATTAAGTCTTATTTATCAGAACTCAAGCCAAACTCAGGTTCGTCAATGAAGGATCAAATCTCAAGACTTGAACAGCGTGTCGATGACCTGTTTGTCTTAATCAGTAAGCGATAATTTTATTTATGGCGAACACACGAAAAACCAATAAACGGAAAAAGATCAATCGTCGAGTCGTTCGCCAATCTCCTGAGCCGTTATCTAAATTAGATCAGCACTATACGGCTTTACATGAATGCTATAAAGCAGCTAGAAAAGCAGGATTTACACCTGAGCACGCATTCTGGCTAATGACAGAACATAAGACTTTCCCTGATTGGATTGTAGGCGATGGTGGGATCATCCCATCCATAGATCCAACCGACGATGAGGATGACGATTAAGCGATACTTAGTAATAAGTGATTTGCAAATTCCATACCACCATGAAGCAGCTGTCAAAAATGTCATCAAGCTGGCAAGGCGTGAAAAGTTTGATAGCGTTTTATGCGTTGGCGATGAGATTGACTTTCAAACCATTTCTCGATGGGCTGAGAAAACACCTTTGGCTTATCA